CCCCCCCCCTGACTACCATCGTGTTGTCATACAGGTTACTTTTTATCCTGTTTCCGGGACATGCGCCGCCACAATAGCACAACAAACACCAACGTCACAACATTTAGTATGTTTTTTACTAACAAGAGCACTAATTGTGCTAGTAAAAAGAAGGCAACCATGCCGATCTGGTCTAATTCAAACATTGTTTTACCCGAACCTTGGGACGATCCCGACCAGCTTCAGGAGCCAAAGCACCGCGAACAGCACCACCACCACCTGAATCAGAACCTTAACCGTCGAGTCCATCGGCACCTTGGTGAACAGTAAATAAAGCCCGACGCCGACAATGGCGAGCACGATGACCGTCCCTAGCATTGTTCCTATATCCATGAATCTCCTTTTTGTTTTTTGCGCAGCGTTGGGATTTTGAGAATTATTCTATTGGCCCTTGAATTCTAGCGAGCGTTCGAGCTTGCGCTGTTCCTGAACTGGTAAGCGTTCCCAGATTTCCCATGGCGTCCGTAACTGTGGCCGTTCCTTGGGGTCTTGTGATAGTAGCCAGCTCTGTATGCGGGCTTCCTTTTCCAGCGCCTTCATGCCGCTGACGATTGCTTCATTGCCCTTAGCTATGGCGATGTGCTCGGCCTGCCTGACTTCAAACTCTTTATGGATTAGATAGCCCAACCCGCCCGAGGTCAGTAGGATGATGATGATTAGAACAATGATGTCACCGCTCACGTTGAGCGAACCAAACGGGGTGCGCACTGCCATCTGGCTACGGTTTCGCGACTGTTCTTCCTCTGGTGATTCAGTCATTTAAGGTAGCAGTCCTTCCATGCCGCCACCTTTGGCCCCAACCATTGCGGCCTTGATCTTGTCCTCGATGGAAATGTTCTTGCTCTTGAGTAGATCGGTAGCGACTCCCTCGTTAGCGAGGTCGGCACGCATGAGCGTTGCCACTCGCCCCATGGTAGCGTTGTCCATGGGGTGGCCCTCTAGGTGCTTCTGGATAACGTTGCGGCCCCACTTGGTTGTGAGCAGGCGAGCGGCTACGTCTGGAGTGAACGCGGCAGCGACCGCGCCCATCACCTTGACGGGCGGTGAGTTGCTAATCATTGAGCCTGCGGTTGCCAATATCCCGCGACCGATGACACCGCTACTGCCCGATGGGGTGACGGTGCTCATCTTGTTCATCACATTCTTGATCTCATTCATCTCGGCTTCGCTAAACGTGCCCTTGAAAAGCCGGTCGCTTTTATTTGTCATTGCCTTTTCCAGCGCCGTCACCGGATTAGGTGAGTGCAAGATGCCGGTCAGTTTGTCGATGGAGATTTGCCGACGCATGGCGCTACCCGCCTTGGCAAGTTCGGGTAATCCGGCAGCGGTCACGTCATCTAGCAGGGCGCCGCGCAGGTCAGAGATGGCATTGCCTATGTCAGTCTCGCCAGTCTTGTAAGCGTTGGTGGCGTCAGTGCGTAGGTGGCGCACCATGGTGGCGGCGTCCCTGCTCGCTACGCCCTGCGAGAACGCAGGGATGAATGGCTCGATCTGTTCCCGTATCTCCTTAGAGATTCGCGTCGGGAGTTGGTTGCTGTTGAGGATGTCGTAGACAGCGAGGGATGATTTCGGCGTGGGCACTTGGATGTTAGCCGCGGCAGCAATGTCGTACAGCTCCTCGGCTGGCCGTGGTGGCGCAAGGCGACTCTCCATGATGTCACCGACGACATTAGCGACGTTCTGCCGCCCGCCAAAGGTTTTGAGAGCGCCAGCCTTAGACAGCCGTGCAGCAGCGACCAGCCCGCGACCAACAAACGGCGCACCGCCAGCCATGAGAAGTTCAGGCACGCTCTTTTCAGTGACACCGAAAAGTTGATTAAGGTATTCGCCTAGCGTCGAGCCCATCATCTCGCCAGCGATTGCACCGGGAGGGCCACCCGCCATGCCGCCAAGCGCAGCGCCGCCAAGCCCGCCAGCTAACGGCATCGCTGACTTCAGCGCCGTGTTACCAACAGCCGAGCCAACATCGCCCATGCGGCTAAGTGTTTCCTCAACGCTGGTCGGCGGTGGCAATAGATTCTTGGTGACGGTGCCCATCGTGCTGGGCGCGGCGTCCCTGCGCATGGAGATATTGCCCGCTGGCGCAGCCGTGGGCGCGTCGGGCAGGTCACTGGCTGGAACTAAGTTAGCCGGTAGGTCATCGGCTGGAACGAGTTGGGCCATTATTTATATTCCCAGGTTTTGCCGCCGTCTTTAGAGATAATCCGCTTGCCGCTCTTGCTGGTTGACTCCATTACCTTAGCGCCACCCGTTGCTGTCGGCCTATCTACACCGCCTGAGTAGCCGCCCGTGTTGCGCCCCTGCCCGACTATACCCTCCATCTTAATATCCATCGCCGTGCGGTACTGATCCTTGCGCGATTGCAGATTGGCCTGCACCTGATCGGGCGCATTGCCAAGCATGAAGCTCGTCAAATTTCTCGTGGCGTCGGCCTCGGACAGCGCACGCTCTGGCGTCAACGTGTAGAGCGAGCCGTAGATGGTATTGAAGTGCGCCGCGAGTTTCTTTTCCTCTGGGGTGAAAGCATCGTTGGCGGTGATGTTGACAAAGCGGTTGCCGCGTTGGCTGGTCAATAGCGCGTTTCTAAATGCCGACGAGAAGTTACCGCCCTGCTTTGCTGCGGCGTCGGCGTGCAGCGTTTGCAGCTTGTCCGTCATGTCGTAGGAGATTTTGATGTTGTCGAGTTCCCTTTTCTCAGCAGCAGGGATACGCTCGCGGTTCTCTTTCATTGCCGCTAGGGTCTGTTGGAACTGCGCGGAGTGCCTTGCTTCGGATTGCTGGAACTGTTGATGCTGTATCGCTCGCTCTTGCTCACGAAGAACCCGGTCCTGTTCCCGCTGGTCAACGTTCGCTTTGGTCGCCGCTGATTCAAACGAACCTTTTTTCTCTAGGACATACTTGCTTTGCGCCGCTTTATCGGTGGGGAACTTTTCTTGCGCCTCCTCAATTAGTAACTGGTCAACAGTCTTGGGGCTCTTGTCCTCTTTCGTCTTCTCTAGCGCCATGCCTTCTTTAACTATCGTGCTAAACTCATGGTGCGCCCCTGCGCTTAGCATGTACCTACCGGCGATGCGCTGGTACGCTTTCGGCATGGCTTCGGCTCGCGGCACACCTTCTGATTCAAGTTCGGCAACCGCCGTGTTGAATAACCGATAAGCGCCCGCCCCCAGAAGTCTGTCCCGCTCTTTAATCAGCGATGGGTTTTTCAACGATCCTTGGGTAAGCTGCGCCAGTTGTTTCTGCTCGCTGGGGTTGAGTTGTTTAAGGATGTTCTCATCGAACGACATGCCGAGCGCCACTGGGTTGTTCTTGAAGTGGTCAATGAGTCCCTTGGGTATCTTGATCCCAGCCTCTTGTGCCGCCGCTTGAAAAGCGTCGAGCCGTGGGCCTAAGAACTCAGGGCTGTTGTCACCGGACAGTGCGGCCTCTTTAACCATCTCGGTTAAGCGTTGGAATTCGGAAAGCTTATTTATCCCTACCCGCTGCTTGCTTTCCTCAATCCCCTGCATCCCGATGTCATGTGGTGTCAGCTTGCCGTCGAGCGCAGCCCCGCCGCGGATTAGCTGCCCGCCTGCTTCCTGTAAGCCTGTGCTGGTATTGTCAAAGAATCCCATTGAAGCTCCTAGAAGGTGAACTCACCACCATCACCCCAAAAACCGCTGGTCGGTGTATTGTCACCGCCACCGCCAAACAATCCACCCAGCCAACTGCCAAGCCCGCTACTGCCTAGCCCTTGCAGGCCAACGCCAATCGCGCCGAGCCCGCTACCGCTCAGTCCGCCGCTCTGGCCGCTGCTCGACTGGGTGAAGTTGTTGTTGTTTAGCCCGAGCCCGATCTGCGAGCCGGTATTAAATAAGCTCATTATGCCCATCTGGCGGGTGAGATCCCGGTTGGCATCGCCGTTGTAGAGACTGGAGAACATGGTGTCGCGGTGCTTGCTCCAGTCTGTGCCGATACCCAACAGGCTCGCCGCTTCGTTGCCGCGCAACTGTGATTCAAGTAACGCCTGGCCGCGCATGTAAGGGTCACTGACCGGGGTGTCGGTCATGTTGAGGCCACGTGCGCCGGCAGACTCCACGGCTTTACGGTGCAGCTCTTGACTGCCAAGCTGGCGCTGGGACTCATAGACACGCGACACCGCATCCCGCACAGCCGGGTCGATCTGGAACATGTCCATGTTCTGGTTTTGACCACCGAACGCGCCCGTGTCTATCCCCAACAGTGACGCCAGCCCCATCAAGTCCTCATCGTCCAGCGAGTTGAAATCGAAGGGCTGCGCTATCGTTAGCGGTGTCTCGGGTTCAATGGGCTTGCCCTCGGGCGCGTATGGCCGTGGTAGCGGTGGCCCCTCTATCGGCATCGTTGTGTTTAAGTCCGTTGGAAGCGGTAGATTGTCAGATTGAACTGTTGGGTAATATGCTGCTGGCATTTTTCACTGCTCCTTATTCGTCGCCGCCATCTCCACCGTCACCGCCCCCGCCCCCACCGTCGCCTGAGCCATCGCCACCAGAACCGCCACCTTCACCGTCATCCGTTGAATCGCCACTGCCGCCGTAACCGCCGTAACCGTCATCTGACGGGTCACTACTCGGCTCATCCCCTGCAACCCCGGCAAAGTCGGTGCTGAAATCAAAGCCAGGGTCAGTAAACGATAGGTCGCTGTAGTCAGGGCCGCTGTAGCCAGCAGCAAAGGCGTCTAGGTCTGTAAAGCTAATACCTGGCGCGTTGCCGACGAATCCCGGTTCGGTCGCCCAGCCGGTGAAAGCCGGACCTGGTATACTAGGGTCCGGGTTGCTAGGAGTAGGCCCGCCGAGCACAGCCTGCCCTGGAAAATCCTTCTCAGCCCACGCGCTAACCTCTACGTTAGGATCCCCTAGTACCGCATCAAGGTCAGATGTCGGCGCGGTCGTTGATGCCGTTGGGTCGTAGCCCTTGGTCGTCATGCCGTAGTCGATTATTCCTTTAAGGCTCTGCGGCGCGAGCAGGCGGCTCAACGCCTGGACTAATGGCACGCCCGGCAACATGCGGAAGATCGGCGCGAAGTCTTCAATGAACTGTGGCCCCTTTGGTTGCGGTCCCAACATGCCCAGCTTGTTGCCCAGTCCCATGCCGAGGGCACCGATCTTGCCGACCGCCGCCGTTGTCGGGAACATACTTAGGCCAGCGAATACCGCCTGCGCCAGCGCGTTCATCGGATTACCATAAGGGTCGTTGATGGATGGCCCCGGTCCCGAGAGTCCTGATAGTCCACTCGCTGCTGGCCCGCTGGTCCCGTACCCACCCACGCTGCCCAAGCCACCGAGCCCGCCGCTGGAAAGGCCCGCTAGTCCGCCCATACCCGACGGCCCCGGCCCGTTGGGCGCGTTGCTGCTCGGCCCCTGCTGATCGCTTAGGAACTTCAGGAGCATGAGCAGCTGTTGTGTTTGGTTCTGGTCGAGCATTTGCAATTTTCGGTTAGATGACTATCATGGCCTAGATGAAGTACCTGAAACACTTCTTGTATGCTGGAACGGCCATCGTTGTTGTCTATCTCGTGGTCATCGCCTACGTCATGGGGTCAATGTGGTCGTTACTTGCCAAGGCCCTGCCTTAGCCCATAGTTGTGTTAAGGCCCAGCTTTTGCAGTAGCGCGATTAGCTGCGGATTGATGCCATTGGCCCCGGTCGTCCCGCCGCCTACCTGCCCGCCCGATCCCATGCGTTCTGTAATAAGGTTGACCAACGATTGACGGTCACGCAGGCCACCACCGCCGCCGCCCTGCTGGCCCACCATCCCCATCATGCCACCGCCGCCCATCCGACTGCTCAGCCCGCTCATTATCTGATTGCTCAGTTGCGAGCGCATAGCCTCGGCCTGTGTCGGCATACGGCGGTAGGCGCCGAACGGCCCCGCGGCGTAGCCGATCGCGTCCATGCCGATCTGCTGTGCCATGCCCGCGCTTTCGAGTAGCTTTTGCTGAAGCGACCTATCACCCCTGCGGCTCGTCTTAGAACTTTGGCTATTGCCGCTGAATAAATTATTGATCCCGGTGGCGACGTTGATGCCGCTCGCTAGTGTTTGCAGAATATCGCCAAAGCCAAATTCAGCCATCGGCTGTCTCCTTTTCGATCGGTGTCCACGATTTCATCTGTTCCCATTGCTGGGTTTCCTTGTTCCACTCCAGGCCGTGGACCTTGCCCAGTAGTTCAATCGCTCTGGCGTGCTCGTGGAACACTGTCGTCATCGCGTTCAAGATGTTCGCTATTTTGTCGGCTATCATTGCAGTTTAATAATCTCCAAGGTTGAGCCCTTCAGAATCTTCAAGTCAGTGGCGCTCGATGTTTGTTGGCTAAACTGGAGTTGCAGGTTCCCGGCAGTGACCGAGTTAGTCACTATAGCATAAAGTAGAACACCGTTTGTAACTGCACCAGTGCCCATCTCTAGTGTCTCGGTTTCCTCAAGCAGGGCGGGAGGCGTGGCGTTGAGCGCCACCGGAGCCCAATAGGCATCAACGATGGTGTCGGCATTAGCCACGGTCGGCAGCGGCCCCCACTTAATGTCGCAGCTCGCCGGATAGGTCCAGCCTATCTTTAAGTCGTGGGTGGTGTTGGCACCGAGAAAATGCAGGTAGCCTTTGACCAGATATTGTTTAAGCGCCTCGACCGGGAACACTAAGTCGGTGATGTTTTGCAGTGTGGTGTTGGATTGTGTCGCGGTCTGGTCGGCGGTCTTGACAACGTAGCTCGTGGTTCGGCTGTAGAAATTTACCCGTGCCTTCTCAGTCCCGTTGATCTTGAAGATATGCTCGCCCGCGCCCTTGGTGTCGTAGTTCACATTGATGTCGGTGTCGCTGCCCTCGGCGTCGATGATGACCCCGCTACCGCTTGCCACCGAGCCACTTATGGCGACACGGTTGACAGCAGAGGCAACGCGTTTCACTGCCACGCCATCAGTGCCGCCCGGCTGTAGGAGAATGGACCCCGCTACTTGTGAGCGTAGGCGCAAATCAACATCGGTGTCGGAGCCCGCCGCCTCGATGATCGGCCCCTCGGCTGTAATGGCCGGGGTGACGTTGGCATAGTTGACGGCGCTGGCGAGCGTGTTCACGAGCAAGCCGCGAATGTTGCCTGGGCGGAGCTCCGCTGTTGCGGTGTTGACGTTGAGGCCGCGAAGCGAATCGGTGGTAAGGTCCACGTTCCCCGCGCCGCTGGAGTAAAGCCCCGTGTTGGTGTCCCCGGTAAACCCTAGCGACGGTACGGCTACAGTGCCCAGCCCTAGGCCGGTGACGATGAACCCGCCCGCGTTTAAGTTGCCGGTGAGAGGATTAATCAGCGATAGCGCATTCAGGTAAATATTATCGAACTCGGCTTCGAGCGCTGAGTCAGTTAGCACGTCGCCTGCGTTCCAGTCCGTCAATCTCGTTAGGGCGCAGAGAGCTAATGGCCCGGCGTACTCGAAGCTTTGAGCTTCGACAACGCTCCCGCTCTCAATGTCGATACTTACTCTTGTATAAATTTTCTTGGGCGATGGCATTTAATTTAGTTCCTCTTGCTTAAACCCGACGGGCTTCCAGTCGAGCCCCAATTCAAATAGGTGTGCGTCCTCAAGCCAGCCGCCTTGAGTGATAGAGAATTGCACCGAACGCGCTTCGCCGTACGCATCGCTAAACATCAACTGCGGCCCGGCTGTAGCGCCACCGCCAAAGGTGTCGATGCTTAACCGCGAGGTGCCAAGGATGAATCCGCCTGTAGTCGTTAAGAGCGCCCCTTGATTGAACGTATGGCCGGTGGACTCCACGGTATCGCGCTGCATGGATATGTTGACGTTCCAGTTGCCGGTCGATAGCGAGCGCAGCGCCAGCCGGGTAACCGTACCCATGCCGTAGGGGCGCGGCCTGCCCGCTGCGTCCTGCTCGGCAAACAGCAAGTGCGGCGTGACGATGCGCATGGAGTAAGCCGTGTTGGGCGCTACTTCCCGAGCTGCCTGATCCTGCAAGGTGACAAAGCCATCGGCTACGCCACCATAGGCTACCTCGTGCAGCATCGATGATGGGTTGATTCTGATCGTCGCTGACGCCCCGCCACGGGTCCAAGTAAAAGCCTTCAGCCCCTTCTCGGCGTTTAGATACGACAGGCCGAACGTGCGGTTGTTGGTGGCACTGCCGTTGCCGGGGTATACCCACAACGCGCAGCCCTTCTCGGCGTGGTTGACGCCCTGGACACGGGAGAACCCGGCGCGGTTGATCTGGTTACGAAAGAAGCTATGGAGAAAGCGGGTCAGGAACGCGCCGGCGAAGTTGCCGAACTGTTGGGTTGCTGCCAGGGAGTGAATACCGCGGTTGCTCCAGAACCAAATATCGTCATTAACGGCAAGGATCGACTGATGCGACTGAAGCGCGATGCCCCTGGTCAGCGGAGTTCTTGCGAAAGCGTCACCGCCAGTCGGTGCCGTACCCGAGATAATATGGATGCTGCCGTGGTTAGGCCCCTTAAAGATAATGAGGTGTTTTTTATAAACAGCACATCCGATGATTCTGTCTCCATCGTCGGGGTCGATGTCGATGAATCCTGTGTCGGCTCCAGTGTAGTCCTCGATGTCGGTAGACGATCCAAAGGTGATTCGTGAGGGGAAATCATTTCCGCTCCATATCCAGACGCGGTTAAGGTGGAAGATCCCGCCCCGGCCTGCCGGTGGCGTCCCACCCAAGGTGTCAACGTTGCCGGTCTGTGTCCACTTCAGCGGCGTGTCATTCAAATTGGTAAAGATCAGCAGCGTATCGCGGGCCTGACAGAACACAGGGATGGCGCTGGAGGTAATAACCGCGCTGCCGGTGATGTCGTCAAAGGTGCCGTCCATGTCGTCTTTGTAAATCTTGCTGTTCGATGTCATTACGACAAACTTCTGTGTGAACGTGCCGTTAGTGCCGGCCCGCCAGAAATCAAACTCGCCTGTGATGGTCGGGCTTGACGCAATCGTCGTGGCGTTCACCCGGCTGTCGCCGCCGCACTTACGAATCGCCCCGCTCTGCTCGTACATGACGTTCTCGTTAGTACGATAGTGCGTAAGCTGCCGCTCCTGCATTGGCAAGTCGGTTGCCAGGCCCACGTCGCCTAGCGGTAGAACTGCGGGGTAGTTGCGTTCCATCTATTCCATCCGGTCCCATCGCCCGTTGCCCACATCGAACCGCTGCCGTAGCCGCCGCCCGCCCCTGGTCATGGGGATAATTATCGCCCGCTGCTCGCCGCTCCACTTGTCGCCAAGGGCGCGGGTCATAATGTCGGTGTACTCGGCCTTGGCCTCGCCGCTTCTCGCGTCGTCCTTGATGTCGCGATACCAGTGATAGAGCGCGTGAAAGACTAGCGCGTGACGGAAGCGCAGTGGTACAATCGGCTCGTCTGTGTCGTTTACCAGCGCTTCCTGTGCGGCGCCGGCAGCGGTTACTGCCAGATTTGAGGTGTAGTACCAATAGGGAATAGCATATGTCCCGTCGGGCACCGGACTGAGTACCACACGTGGTCGCTGGCTAGTAGAGCCTGAATAGTTGAGTTGTATGAAACAAGCGATGCCGGGTCGCCCTGGTCGGGAATTGCGAACGTTTGCTCGTCTGAAATCCATTGCCCCGACGATTGGGATGTTCCAGTCCGAACTAAACAAGCTAAAATCCAAAGGGCGAATGAAGTCAGAAGCGAGCGCATATTCATCCTCAAAGTAGGTGTAACCCTGGCCGGTAATCGTGTCGCCGGTATAGATCGACTCAAGCGTTAGAGCTGTGTCGGTTGTGACCGCAGACACCGTATAAACCTCAGAACTCCCGCCCGGCGCGATCTTCCCGCCGACGCGCACATTGTTAAAACCAAAGCCGGTCACAGCGGTGTTCCATAGTGTGCCGGTGCCAACAACGGTCGAGCGTGCGCTGGCGCTGATCGCCATAGTGCCCGTGGTGTAGGGCGCGTGAGTAATCAGCGTGCCCCGGCGCTGCTGCCAGATAAAATTATTGCCCGGCGATACGTGCATGTCCTGCAAGGCCGTGTTGATGTAGCGCTTGGCAAGCGTAACCGTGCCGGTGACGGTGGTTGAATCTCGCACACGGTTTAAGAGGTCGGTGTAGAGATCGGCAAACGTGGTTACTTGTGTTGCGCTGCTCATGGGTTACTTGTCCAATTCAGTTCGGCGCACCGTTTCTTGTTGGCTACTGTCGTGGCGAAGCTGTCGCAAATTGATTTCATTATCTGTCTGTTCTGCACTATTAGCGCATCGATACGCGCTGACAGCGCGTCGCACTCCGGTCAAGCCTGTTGAATCCCAGGGTTAACCACGGTCAAAGTCGGGTAGACGGTGTAGGTATCAAACGGCGTGGCCCCGTCCTTAATCATGCGGAAGCGAATCGTCGTGCCGACCGCGACGCTCGAATCAACCTTGATGCCATACTCGCACTCTGTCTCGCTGTCTTGGCTCAGGTCTATCAGCGGCACCGCCGAGGATGTCAGCACCACCGCGCAGGCAACATTGGTTGATAGATCGCTGGTCAACTGTTCGGTGGTCGGTGTCGTGTTGGTGACGCCAAGCGCCATGCCCGCGCCGACCGCGCACACTACCGTTGATGCCGAACAGGTATCTGTCCAGGTTGACCAGCTCCCGCTGCTATTGAGATCGTATTGTAAGGTCGGGTTAAAAGCTGCCGGATCTGCGGTGGTTGCCTTGGCTTTTATCCTCACCCGCGCCGCGCCACCGGGAATGATCGTGTAGGCGGTATCAACCGCCGCCTTCCAATCGGAGACTACAGCCACTTCAGCGCCGTAAAGATTCCTGATGCGCCCATGGGTTTGAGTAGCTACCGACGCGCTTGGGCCGCTCACCGTGTTGGTGCAGGGCGTTGACGTCACCGCGTTTAACCGCTGATTGTGTGAGTTGCCGACCAGGGACGAATCGCTGGCGGTGCCGGTGGTCGCATAGGTAAGATCGCAGCTCGTGCCTGAGCCGTAGTTGATCGTGGTGGTAAATTCCAGCACGCTGCCGCCGCCCAAAACCACCGGCCCGGTAAACGCCTTGGCCCCGCCCGCTTCCAATGGACTCCAGCCGGTGGCAGACGGTGCCAGCACAGGCGGTGCAACGTTGTTGGCGACATTACACCGCAGCTTGTTGGCCGCTACGTCGCCTACATTGCAGTTAGCTATGCCCCAGGTTTCAAACGCGCCGATGTCGGGAGCCGCACCGTTGTAGGGTACAGTGATGGTTCCGCTAAGAGGCGCGGGAAGTGGCGCGATAGATGCTATGCCTACATTGATAGCCGCCGAACCTGCCTGTAAGTTCAAGTCGGTGCTAGAGACAAACAGCGGGTTGCCGACTATATCGCAGCCGGTGCCAGCGGCGTTGCAAAGGTTGTGTGAGCGTGTCGCCGTAGCGGTTATCGGCGTGCGAGATGCGTTGCTAACGATGTTGTTTTTGGCAACCGTTGTCAGCCCGCCTGCATTGGGGTCAATGTAAATGCCGTCCAGCGTTACGCTATGGATCGAGTTGTTATAGATGATATTTCGGTACGCGTATGTGCCGTTGCAGATGCCGCTCGATGAGCTATTAAAAATCTCATTACGAGTGATTAGGTTGTCGTCACCGTTGTTAAGAGTGATCGCGCATGAGCGCTCATCGCCCTCGCCGTAGTTATAAAACCGATTCCTACTAACAATATTCTTGCTTGGGTACGGCCCGCCGCCGTTAAAGTGGATACCCCAGGACGGAAAATCATGGAATGTATTGCCGCTGATAATCGAATTTGAGCCGGAAAAATAAAGTGGATACCCCCAACAATGGATCTGGCCACAACTGGTGCCGTCGTCGCCAAACTCCCCCGTGCCCTTGGTAATAGTGTTGTTGAGTATTTCTATATGGTCGCCGTCGCCCAACATCCCGTTGGTGCTATTGTTAGTGATGGTATTATTTTGGAAACGAAGATACCGCGACGGTATGCAACAATCGCTGCTGTGAACACTGGCCGAGCCTGTACTGTTGACACCATCGAAGATGAAGCCCTCCACGATTGCGTATTGTGGGAAAGATGACGATAGCTGAAGGATGCCGGTGCTGGTGCCCCGAAGTGTGACCGTATCACCCGACTTAGCCCGAAAAGTAAACGGCGCGGCCCATGACGTACCGCTGGGAAAGCGCGTGCCGCCGTCTATATATTGCAAGAACCCCGTGTACGTGCCCGCCCATACCTCAACTACGTCATTGGCACCGTCACCCTGAGTCGTGCCGACGCACGCCAGGGCAGCGGGAATGTTTGGCGCGGCGGTGGTGCTGGTTTGATATTGAGTGCAGTTAGCTCCCGTGCCGCCGACCCTGACGTACCAAGTCACGGCGTTAGCCTCTGCGGCAAACAGCATCAACAGTGTAGCGAATAAAATCTTTCTCATAGAATCCCTTTAGTGCAACATCATTACGCCAATGGGGCGTCTTATGGCTGCGTCCGACTCTGACTGTTGGGCTATCGCGGTCAGCTCGCCGCTGGTGATGGCGCGGTTATAAAGCCGCACGTCATCAACAATGCCGTTGAAATAATTGTTGGGCGTACCGTCAGCGGAGCCCGAGCCGATTAAAAACTTTTCAGTCGTATGCTGCGGTATGGTGCTATCGGTGAGCGTGGCAACCTGCACATCGTCCACATACACCTTCCAGGTTGTGCCGTTAAAAATGCACGCGATGTGATACCAGACCCCGGTGGAGAGCGGATCGCCAAATAGGCTGTATTGCGCGATGTGCTCCACGCCCGCCGCATAGGTGCCGCATTGCAGTAACGGGTCGCCGCCGCCCTGAATGAAGCGTAGAAGGTATTGAACCTTGTCAGTGCCGCTTGAATACCCCTTCCCTAAGATTACAAATTGGTGTCCTGGGGCTGTCGGCAGTGTGGTTGGATTGACCCATACGGTGATTGATAGATTGCCGGTGATGTCAACCGCCGTATCGTCGGTGCAGTCGGCGTACTCAGACGATGCCGAGGCAAAGCTAAGCGAGCTGACGCCAACCTTCGGCGCTGACCATGTGGGTGTATTGACGAGCGTGCAGTCGTTGGTGCCGCTGCCCGAGTCCACCGCGACGGTGCCGGTGTTGTCGTCCATCTTCGCCCAGAACACCGGATCGACCACGGCATACGCGGGCGTTGCAATCAGCAGGCTTAATATTAGGGCTAGGTATCTCATTAATCTGAGCGTGATCCTTTTGAGTATTCGAGCTTGAAACCCAGCATGTGGAGAGTCGCCACCGCCGTAGTTGTTCCCGTGGCGTCAAGCTGCCAGCGAAATTGCAGGAGCATACCGCCACCTGTACAGGTTCCATTGGGCGTGATCGCCGCGGTTGTTACCGTGTTGATAGCGTTGGAGCCGGTCATGTTGGTAATGTCCATGGCGACTTCAGTGCCCCAGGTATTATTGATTGTGGTCGGCGCGGCGCGGCAGGCCATCGCTACGTCACTATTCATGGCGCTGGTATTGGCGGCAGTCTGGACAAACATGCCCATGAGCGTAACGGTCCCACCGTCCCAGCTATCCGGCATCGCCACCTCGCCGTAGATGGTTGACGAATCGTTGTCGGCGCAGATGATCGTCCAACGCTTGGACCCTGAGTTGATGGTGACTTCGCCGGGTGCCGCGCATTGCGTGCCATCGGTGGAGAGCGCACCGGCAGGCCAGTAAACCGAGCCCTTGGGCTTGAGCGCGTTGTAGCTATGGACACCAGCGCTGGTTATCGTTTCGGCGGTGACGCCGTTCAATTTAAGTATCCAGTTGAAAGTATCAGCGACGTTCTCGATATGATCGCACTGGTTATAAGTGTTGCCGCTGACGTTGTAGCACTGCGTCACGATGCCGTCCGATGCATCGCCATGGACGGACAGTTGCCAGTTGGTGTCGCCAATCTTGACCGATGTGGCCGTGCTGGTGGCTGTGGTGTCGGTGCGGCCCAAGGCCAGCACGTTAGCCAATGTCTGGACTTCAGCCGGTGATAGATCGGTCGCTACGCCGTTGGTGCATTTCTTGAACTTGGTTTCCGATAGGTCGGCAAAGATGTTGTAATTACCAGCCGCGCATGTGGGGTTGGTGTCGGACTCCTCGAACTCGATGCCGAGATTGTCTGTAATGAGCTGGCCGGTGAGAGTGCCGCCAGCGAGCGGCAGAACCGCAAAGCAGGACTCCACCGCGCCACTAGCGTCCACGCCCAGCGGAGCCGAGCCCGCGCTACAATTCGCACCGTTGGCGGCTAGGGCTGTTGATGTCGAGGCGTTGCCGACGACACCGCCCGTCACAGTCAAAACATTAGTTGCTTTGTTAAAGGTCATCCCGGCATCGCCGCCGAGATTGCCACCATCGTTGAATTGCACTTGCGTGTCAGCGCCGCCTGGCGTTGCCGTGATCGCGGTACAGCTTTCCACTGCTCCCGAGGCATCGACGCCCAGCGGATAATTGCCCGCGGTACAATTCGCACCGTTCGCTGCCAATGCGGAAGCAGTCGAGGCGTTGCCACTGAGCGCACCGGCAACCGTTCCCACCGTGAGTGTGTCGGTCCCGGCGTTGTAGGTCATGCCAGCGTCACCGGCAAAAGCGCCAACTGAATTGTATTGCACCTGAGTGTCAGCCCCGCCCGGTGTACCCGAACCGCCCGTACCCGATGCAGCGCTAACCCAGGTTGAGCCGTTGTAAACGTACAGTCCGGCGCTTCTGTCCACAGTGGTTGTCGTCTGCCCGCAATAGGTTGAAAGCGCTACCGGCTCAAGCGTGTTACAGTCGGTGCGAAAGAACAGGCCGACATCTTGGGCCTGCGCAGATGTGGCAAACAAGAGCAGCGTGAGTGAAAGAATGGTCAGGATTATTTTCATGCTAAAAGCGGCTCCGCGGTAACGATGTCCAAGTTTTGGCCGACCTGTGGCTCGACTTGATAGCGCACTTGAAAGCTTGTGTCGGTGCGCGTACGGTCAATCGGGACCACGGTCGTGTTCCATGACGGTGTGAAAAACGCATGAGTGAACCGGCCTTGATTGTGCGTAATCAAATCACTGCCCGCGCCCTGTACCGGATTGATGAACTGGCCTAGGCCAAACCCGTCCCAGCCAAATCCGTCCCGCACCATCGACTGGCTATCGGCGTTAAATCTCACGTAGCGAATCGTTCGCGCCCTGATCGGCTGGTTAGAGAACCCAAGCGTGATCGTGTTCGCGGCCTTCACCTTGGCGTAAATAGTCGTGTGCCAGTCGGGAGTGAATAGATAAATCGCTGTGGCGTCGTTCAAGTTGTGGGTGAGCGTTGCCGAGGTATCCGCTGCTGTCACCGACAAGCTCCCGCCGTAAACCGAGATGCGATAAGTGAGCGCGGCATTGAGTCCCGCTGCCGTGCCGAAACGCACCTTGAATTGTGTCTCTGTAATCCAGTCGAGAAAGACTGTCGTATTCCAGTTGGGCGTGAATACGGGATAAATCGCTGCCGTATGAAAATAGTGATCGAACACTTTTTCATAGCTGCCAGCGTCAATGCCGGTATTCATTACGGCGTATTCCTGCAACCCCTGGACGCGGCCCTGCTTGACCACGTTCAACAGTTGCAGTTTGGCCGGGGTGACAAAGCCGCTCATTAGACGAGTGCCTTTAGTTGGGCCAGCTTAGCCTCGTACTCAGTCTTAATTGCGTAAGCCGCGCTGCTCTCCGCTTTGACTTTATCGCTCCACTTGGCAATCTCGTCGCTTCGCGAAATAACACTGGATTCAAATTCGTCTAGCCGCGCCTGCCGCTTGGTCACATCAGCAACCATCGTGTCAACCCGGATGCGCTCGGCAGCGAGCTTTGCCATGGCCTGGGATATGTCCTGTTGGGCCTTGGCCTTCAGTTCGTCGGTTTGCTGTTGCGCATCAGCCAGCAGCGCCGCCGCATCTTTTTCCTTAGCCTTGGCAGCGGCCAACCGGGACTGCGCTTCCTCCTCGGCATTAACCGCGCCTTGGAGGTGGCTGTATTGGTCGGCCTCTTTCTTGATCTTCTCGTAGATGTCCACGAGTAGGGTCATGCGCTCTTTATAAAGCGGGGAGTTGGCGACTAGATTGATAAGTTCGCTAGGCTCATCGATTTCAGGGATAGCTGGTAACTTGATTGCCATTTACATATTCCTTAATTGCGGCTGGACAGCCTTAGTTTTGAGCCCGCGGTTGACGTAAGCAGCCTCGCTCACCATGCCGCCGTTCTCGATGGACAAAAATACCTGGGTCGCCGTGCCGGTGATAACGACATATGCGCCGTGCTGTACTTCAAAGATGTCGTGGCCGGGCACGAATTCATTTGCCGTCAAGTTGCGTAGCAACACCGCCGGGCTAAGTTCGCTCGGCACGCCGTCAGTATCGTAGACGGTGGCAACAGCATTGGTGCCGGTGCCGGTGACGCCTATGGAAAAGCGGCCAGGGCCGATAAGCGGGTGATTGCTTGCCGCGGTGCAGACTACATTGGCGGTCTTAAAGCGCTGCACATCGGGGAATATCCGCGTATCGTCGGCGTAGATTTTATCGAACAGGATCGTGCCGCTTGTGCCTGCGTCGGGACCGATAGCGCCAAACCTGGCGTTGACAATCGCGCCCTGGTCAATCGCGGTGATTTGAGTAAGGGGCGTGCCGTCAATCCAACTATCAATCGTGCCGTCATTGTTACCAGCGTTGTCGATGACCGCTTTTAACTCTGCGCGATACCAGCGGCCCACTGCTGTGGTAGTCGTGCCGAGCGTGAGCGTTACGGCGGTGGACGCTGCGGTTTCGGCTACCCAAAAGTTGATGTTGGTGCCTGTGCGAATCAGCCCACAGGAGACTTCGGACGTGGTGTTGAGCGTCGATTCAAGATCGTGCAACATCACCTTGTCGCCATCTGCCATGCGGAAATCCTTGCCGATGTAAAAGTTAAACCGGCTAAAGATCGTAGCTGCGCCAGCAGTGTCAAAGCCATCCGACTCAATCACATACCCGGCAGTCGTCCCGCCGTTGAGCACAACGCGCATACAGTAAGCGCCGCCGTAGGGTGCCATGCCGGAACGGGCCAGCTCGCTGTAGTGCGGGAAGTCCAAGATGCTTGCCGTATCAGTCTCAGTATTGAACAGCCCTTTAGTGCCGTCCTCAAAATTTTCCTCAAATAACCACGCGAACGCCATTTTCTATCTCCTTCGCCGCTTTACGCGGGCCATGTTGTGGGTGATCTGCACAAAGTAACGTCGATGAATTCCTGCCGCCGCCTCGTCGGATGCTTCCTTGCCCGCGAAGCTGCCGTACATCATCATGGGCAGGCCGTGCGGCCCATACTGAATTAATCGCGCCGGTGTGTGCGCTCCGTCGCTCGATGCCGACTTGGCTAAAAAGCTGTAGCGCGATAGCGGCAGGCCATGGGGGCCGTAGTGAGTAATCCGCCCCGGCGTGTGTGGCCCATCCGCCGATAGTTCCTTGCCCGCGAAGCTGCCGAACCGCCTGAGCGGTAATCCATGCGGGCCGTATTGTGTGATTCGAGCCATTCATTTGTTGCTTTATCTGCCTAACGGTGATACAGCTATGTTATGACGCACAAACAATTCTGGACTAAGGTTGAAAAAACGGAGACGTGCTGGCTCTGGACTGGCAGCACCGCGACTAATGGATATCCACGATTCAAAGAAAACCAACGTCATTTCGCCGCGCATCGTTTTGCTCTTGAGATAAAACTTGGTCGCCCAATTCATAAAGGGCTGCTTGCTTGTCATCATTGCGATGTAAAAAGATGCGTCAGACCTGCCCACCTGTTTGAAGGCACATGCGCGGACAACCTTGCCGATGCTGCACAAAAGGGTCTTATGCCAAGAGGCAATAAACATGGCTGGCGCACTAAGCCGTGGTCTTTGCCAAGGGGTGAAAAGCATGGGCTTTCCAAGCTGACAGATAGCGACATCAGGGAGATTCGCACACTGCGACAATCCGGCCTCCGCCAACAGTCCATCGCTAACAAATTCGGCGTTACTCAGGCCAGCATCTCCTCTATTCTTGTTGGCAAAACTTGGATTCATGTTGTTTAGAGAATGTGAAACGAATCCCCTGATACAGGAGCAGTCGTCAGCGCAGTGACCGTCATGGTTGTTGATGCGTGGTCGTAATCGGTTATGTCGGTGGCCTGACCGCGCAAGTTGGTTGTCGTGGTCGCTCTATCGAAAATGATAATCCGCCCGTTGAATTGATCGTTTACCGCTGAGGCCGGAACAACAGCGGATAGGACAATGCTGGTCGTAGTGCTGCCGGTGCCGACTGTGCCGGTGCCGATGGTGGCGGTAAAAGTCAAGGCGTCCAGTGCGCCGTCAGCGATTGACGCAGCGGTGATGCCGCCAGCGGCAACCGAGCCAACAGAGCCGGTCACGTTGCCGCCCACGCCACCCGTCACGCTGCCCACCGCGCCAGTGACAGAACCGACTGCTCCCGTGACGCTGGCAATGGTCACATCGCTTGCTACTTTGGCATCGGTGATGGCATCGGAAGCTATCTTGTTGGCCGTGATGGCGTTATCCGCTATGACTGTCGAGGTGATCGCGTTGGCTGCAAAGGTCGCGGCATCAATCGCACCATCAGCAATAGCCGTTGCGTCAATCGCTCCAGCCGCAAACGTCGCTGCATCTATGGCCGCGTTGGCAATCGCTGTCGCCGTGATGACGTTGGCAGCTAAACCGTTCACAGTCGTTACGTTGGTCGTGGTGGTGATCGTGCCAGCCGTGATGTTGGTTGTGCTCGCTACCGTGGCATCGGTCGGGAATGTGATCGTTCCGGCATTGACAACCGGATTGGTTTTAATCGTGTCAACGTTGGCGTGTTGCCGGATCGTGCCGCCCACATAGCCGGTGCCATCAAAGAAATCTTCCAGGTTGGTCGATGCCGTGGAGCCCTCGATCATCAAGTCGTTTAGTGCTGCGCGTCTAAAACCGATAGTCGGCCCGCGCCATGGCAGGACTCCCGTAGCCACGCCGGTAAACCAACCGAACCCTTCCGTATCATTGTTGATCGACGCGCCACCCGATGCCGGGATCTCAATCGTGTAGATTCCCGAGTCACCCTGATCGGTCCAGTCATAGTTGCCGCTGGTGGTAGGCGTGACGGTGGTAACGGTGTAAGCGCCGGCACAGGTGACGAAATGCCAACGCAGCGCCATACCGGCAGCGTCGTAGGCAACCGCGCCCTCGATACTCTTGAAATCCGAATCGTCAATGAGCGGTAGAATATTTACCGGCACTTCCGACAGCGCCGCATCTACATCGAGCCAAAGATCTGGCATCTACAAGCCTCTTGTGTTACTAAGCATCATGGAAAACAAACCAGAATACTGGGACGGTGAGATTGACTGGATTGAGATACTGCCTAGCCGCCCTCTCACCGATGAAGAAATAGAATTCCTGAAAAAGCCCATGGAGTTTAATTTCAGCAATTATCCTCGCAGCTTCGCAAAAAGCTGATCCCGTGCAGCCCGCACGTTACTAACCGAGCCGTTGCCGCTGGTCTTGCTAAACGCGCTGTCCAGTTCTTCAAATGCCGCCCGCGCCTTGGCATTCTGCGCATCGGTTGGTGCGCCGGCAGTAGGATCGTAGTCGCCAAAGCCGTATTTCCTGGTCACTTCCGCATAATGGACATTCTGCGAGCCGTCGCCGTCGCGCATCTGCACCATCGTGTCGCGCACGTCGCTAAAGAGATCGTCTGACTGTTCAAGCATGGTTAGCAGCGAGCGCAGTTTGCTGCCGAACTGATTAGTTTGATTGAAGCTGATATGAGCGAAGGCCATTAGATTCTCCTTACTGTTGAGCGTAGGCGTGATACGGCTTGCCGCCACCACCACCGACCATTGCCGCGTAGGTCATCCCCGCGCCGCCGTTGTAGAGGGAAGTGATGTCAGCGGGCGTGTCGAACAAATCCCGTTTATAAAAAAGCAACTGATCGATCATGCCGCCCCAGTAGCGCCCGCCGACTTGCTGGTTAAAGCCGATGTACAGATCGGCGTTGCTGTCTCTCACTCCCGCCGAGTAGGAAGCCGAGTCCACCGTCCCATTGTTCACGGAGCCCTTGAGTGTATTGCCGGTGGCGTTGTGCGAAACCACGACGAAGTACCAAGTGTTGTTCGTTGGGGTGCCGCCGCTGCTTAGTAAATGGTTGGTGTTGTTGTCTGCCGCATCCCACACCCGAAAGCGGTACGCGCTGCTTGCCGGCGACCATTCCAGAAAATGCTCGCTCTGCGTGTTGGTCTTTGCGAACGCCGTGCAGGTTTGAGAGTTGTCGGTTACATAAAGCCACGCTGCGAATGAAAAACTAATGTCGCCACAACTGAGTAACGCGGTGTCAGCATGAACCAGCGACTGACTGCTGGCGATGACGAAATTCCCCGCATTGCCGACTTTGCCGCTGACAGAAGTGACCACGTTATTGTTGGTGAACGCGGTATTTTGGCCGGTGGCATCGGTGCCGATAGCGCCCGATTCGAATTCGAGCGCCAAAGCGAGGTTGTCAGTTAGCGCCATCTAATCATGTCCAGTCGATGTCTAATTCGTCCACGTTAATCTCGCCGTTAGCGCCGAGCCTGCTCTGATCTTCAATCGGCACATTGGTGTCGCCGGTGCAGCGGATGAATACAATGCGGTCGTTAGCGCTGCCGGTACGCCAGCCGCCGGATGCCAGCCAGTTTGCGGGATCTATCGGGTCTTCATCGGCGCGGTTGAAGTTATCTAAGAGCGCCGTGGTCGCTGTCGCGCCGCCGCCAAAATCGTTGATGCTGGTGGTAGCGCCGAGAATATTTACCCCGACATAGCCAGCGCCCGTTACGCTTGAGTCCGTGCGTGTGGCAACCGACGCGCCGTTTTTATAAACGGTAAGCGTTGAACCGGCAGCTCTGAATTTCCACTCATCGTTGCTTGCGTGAGTGATCGTGATGTCAGCGCCGAGCTGCGTGTAGACGGTGCCGAGTCCTGCGGTTACGCTTTTGTAAATCTGCGCGGTGGTCGTGTTGACGAAGTAAAATTCATAGTGCGCGCTGTGCCTGTCGTTCACATCCTCGATTCTGATATTCAGCGAAAGATCGGTTGGGTTTGTGATCTTGGCGTAAACCTCTTGATCGGCTGCATAAGAAGTTCGCCAAGTGGCGTAGCTGGCCGATGCGCCACGGACACAAACATTGCCGACGACCTGCGGGGCAGGTTGCTCCACTGAATTAGGATAAATGTAGTAAGGCGTGCCGCAATTAAGAAATGTAACATCGGTGTGAGTGACGAGGGTTTTCTGCGCCGGTAACGCCCCTTGGGTGTGATTCGGCGCGGGATAGTACGCGCCAACCGCGGCACCATTGATGGTGACATTGTTGTAACGGATCTTATCGTACCAGCAATTACCTCTTGGAGAGTTTGAAGCGTGGACGATTCCAAGCGATGCGCTGTTGCCGCCGCCGATTGACGCCGTGCCGGTGAGTACCAAGCTGCAATCGCTGGCCTCGAAGTTCTCGAAGCTGCCGACCGTTTGCTCGATATTGAATTCAAAAAGCATCGGCCCTTGGTAGCCGACGTGGGCCTCGCCAGCGGCTATATGAATGTTCTTGGCGTGGCCGTTCTGCCCCTTGCCTCCGTGCCAGTTGAGCCCACCTTCGTACATGCCGGTGATTTCAATGTCCTCTATCACCAAGCCGTCACAGCCCATCTCATCCCATGGGGAAGGACGACCGATAAAGAAATCGCTGGTTAAGTTGATGCCCTCAATATTGTCGATTTTCAGATTGTCGCAATGGTAGTAAAGGTCGATTGCCGCGCTGCGCATGTCGGGCGATACCACCCTGTCGTGCTCAATGGCAAAGCCACTAATACGCACGTTCTCAATTCGCGTTAGCGAATCCTTGCCGATCATGATGGTGTGCGATGTACCCAGGCCATCGTTGATGTCATTAAGCTGTAGAAGTTTTGATGTGCCATCGGCATGACCGCGAAACCATAGGTCACTTCTTGCGATATTAGGCACCGCCGTAATCGTCGTTGTTCCCGATGGGAGAGTTACCACTGGGCCAAAGCTCTCATCATCGAGCGCGGCTTGAATGACAGCAGATGTAGCACCGTCAGGAAGTTGGCCCGCAGCATCGCCGTCATCAGCTGAAAAAAAAACCCAGTCGGTGTTTGCGCCGTTGCGAACCCCTGCCCGTTCCAGGGTCGTATCCCACCACCTGTCCTTAGCGATAACACCGTTGGCGGCATCTAGTGCCGGGTCGGTGGCCTGGACGAAATCAACCCCGTGGCCGCGATGGGTGCCATCGGTTTTATGCTCGACGTTTAGATAGTCGAGCATCAACTGAGCCCACGGGTATTCGCCTATTTCTGGAAGTCGCGCCGTCATTTATTCTTTGTTTAACTTCGCTTCCCGCTTGGCTTGCGCGGCAGCGGCCAGCTTCAAATCGTTCGCTAACTGCTTTTCTGAGCGCGGTTTCTTAACTCTGGTCTGATCCTCGGCGCGGGTAGCCTGCTTCAATGGCGTATCAATCTTTGGTTCACCCAGCGGCCAGTTCTCTTTAGCTAACGGCGTCATGGCGAAGTGGCCAGGTATCTGCGCGTCGGCCATAAATGTCGATGTCCCGGTTTGCGTCAGTGCCGCGCTGTGCGGGCGGATCATGTCAATGTTGGTTAAATCCTTCTCATCGTTGCCGGGATTGAGCGCGATAATGGCGTTGCGCCGCTCCAAGATCGCCGCCTTATTCAACCGCTCCCACCGTCTGTGCGCGTCCACCGCGCCGGCAGGATTGCGCCGCATATCCTCGTGTGTCGGCATCCCCTGGCGGATCTTGTCGTTTAATTCATTGACGCGCCGACTGAGCACATCCCTAGCTTCCCCAGAGAGTTCGGGGGCGACGTGCTGCTCTATTTTGTCCTCTAAAAAAATCTGCCGGGTGTGAATCGCCTTGATCCCTTCCTGATCCATATCCTTGCGGGCAAAGGCGTTAGCCGGCGACATCATAAGTTTGATGTCTTCCAGTTCTTTCTTGACCTCTGCGGCCTCTCTTGCCTTCAGATAGTTGGTTGCCCCCTTGATAACTCTCCCGCGCTTGTCGGCTACGTTGTGAACCCGTGCCACGTCCTGCAAAACCTGTTCTGTAGAAACTTCCATATTTTCTATCTCCTCCTAAAAATTTAAGTTAAGTGCTTACCGGGGGCGTGTGGGTGGGGGAGGCACCAATCACCGTTTCCCCGGTAGCGTGCGCCACTAGGGCGCGACTCTCTCCGGCAACGCCGGATCGTTGATCTCAATAATTCTCGCTGGCACTCCCACGACTAAGGCGTAGTCGGGCACGTCATGCGTGACCACCGCGCCTGCTCCCACCATCGCGAATTTGCCAATGTAGATCCCCGGTAAAATCGTTGCCCCTGCGCCGATGCTGCAATGGTAGCCAAGCGTCGGCGGTTCTGGCTTGTAATGGATATTTCCAGCCCGTGGATATTTGTCGTCTGTGCAAACAACCCCAGGCCCCATGAAAACCATGTCGTCAAGCACTGAGTTGTTAGGTAGAAAGACGCCGTGCTGTAGACGACACCCGCGCCCCATTCTCGTGCCCCAGCCCACATAGGCGTTGCTGCCAATCACGCAGTCCTCACCGATCTCGGCAAACTGGCCGATGACCGCGCCGCTCCACACCTTAACGTTGCAGCCTAGCCTTGCGTCCTGTGAGACAACCGCTGAAGGATGGATATCTGGCATCTATGCCACCTGCCGGATGTTATAAATTTTATCTTCGTGGCCCTTGTAGACCATCTCCGGTTCGTCCCAAATAATCGGCCCACGTGGCGTCATGTGGCCCGCGTACCAGCGGCCATTGAAACGCTGCGGTGTGACCGTGACGTTGGCGATATGGCCCATCACTTGGTCACAGTCGATCCACACCTTGACACCCAGCTCGTGCATCCGGTTGATAAAATCCATGTCCTCGTTGACGCGTCCCGGCACTAACTGCCCAGCCCGGAACCAGGGATCGCCAAGCATATCCAATACGGACTTGCGAATAACCGCGCCCGCCTGCCCTGCCGAATCGCCCACCGGCAACTGGAACAATCCAGTGATCGGCAAGTCGAGCCATGAGTAGCGCCGCATGAGTTCGGACAACGGGCCGTGCATGAGCACGGGGACGAACGGCGAATCACGGCGCGGCACCACCGGCATGACTAAATCCACTTCGCGGTCGAGGAGCTTCATTAGGATGTTGGGGTTGAACGTGTGATCGTCGCCAAGGATGAACACAAATTCCCCGCTCATCTTTCTGATGCCTTCGTTGAACGCAAAAACGAAATCCGCCCCGCGTGTGTTGATGATGCGCGTGCCATGAGGCACCTGAAGCGCCTCGACGCACATCCAGAATTCCGAATAACGGGCCAGGGACGCGCAGGCTATAACCACGGTCCCCGGCCCATGCTTCGTGTCGGTAATATGCTGCATTATCCGCCGTTGACAGCACCGCCTGTGCCGCCCTGGATCGTGCCGAGGAAGTTCATGTTGACGATGACATCGCTAGTCGCTGTCGCTTCGCTCAAGTCACTTCCGACGCCGAAGTAACAGCGCATAATCCAAACGCTGTCATCGGTGGTGTTACCTGTCGAATCAACGATGTCGGTGAAAACCGCTCCGGTAGAGTTCACAAAATCGATGTCGCGAACTACAAAGTTCGTAACGCCAGTGGTGATCTCAACAACGTCATCCCAGGCTGTGCTACCAGCCAAAACCACCAAGCTGTTTTGCAACATGCCGCCGTCCATGCCAGCAGTCGCGGAAGCGGCACGCAGGAAAGGTCCCTGATTGTCGCTGACATAGACATATTGGTTGCTGATGCGCGGGCGCGGTGTCGCGCCGGTAACGCTGATACCAATGGTGTCGGTAGCAGCCGCGGTAGCCATAACCCACGTAATGTCGTGGATATTCGCGTCTGCCGCTGCGCTGATCGCGATGCCGGTGCCGCTGATGATCGGAACAATGTGCAGGTAGGCGATTTCGACGCGGGCAGCGGTCACGGTAAACACCGCAGTCGCAGCCGCCGAAGTCGTCACCGCCGCATCGTATCGCGTGGTGCGCGTGCCCCGTGCCGCGGGATCAATCGGTCCACCGGGGATGCCAAAAACTTTCACGCCCGCCTTGCTAAGAGTCTGCGTTGTGCTCCAGCTATGGGAGCCGGGCAGCAGCAGGATAATATCGCCAACGTCGGCGGTAGCGAGTGACACCGCAGCATTGACGGTCAGCAACGCACGCTCGGGCGATAGCCCATCGTTGTCATTGCTGGCGGCATAAGAACGGCCTTCGAGCGTATAGGTTGCCGAAGGCGCGACGAAAAACTGGCGTCCGGTCATGAGGGCGATGTCGCCCCAGCCGGAACCCCATTTTGTTAGATAACCCATTTCAAATCTCCTTCCCGCGATTGCCTCATACCCGTTCCAAACGCGGGGAATGTCGGGATTACGAGGCGGTTAGTAAGCTGACTTGACGGAGGTTTTTACCTGCTTGGAACCAACCTTATTTCGATTCGGTCCTGTCGGGCCGATGTTGGTTTTCCAATTCGCCGTCGAGTCGCCATGCGAGACAGCATGGTTAGCGCCGGATTTAAGGCCCGGCGCTTTCCCTGCTGACAGCTTGCCGTTGTGGTATTTGTTCGGCATGGTTAGACGTTCGAGCCTAAAATAAACCGCCAATCCACCCAGCCGTTACCGTGACGCGCATAACAGCGCCACTTACCAACCAGCGAGTCGAAGTCTTCGACAAAGCCGAATTCGCCTTTGACCCGATCCATCCAGACAAGGCCCTTGCCGTCCTTCACCATCGAGCCGTCCATCAGCCACCAGTTATTGGCGTCGGTCAGGTATTCCCAATCGCTGACGCTGTACTGATCTTGATGTACGTTGGCGTTATTGTTGGCGGTATCGACCTTGCCTTGGGACTTGGTGATCTCGTAGGCGACTTCGTAAAGGTCGATGGGGATCAACAGTTTGTCGGGCTTAATCGAAATGATCTCGGCACGGTCGCCGCGGAACTGGCGCATTTGAATACGCGCAGCCGCCAAGGAAACTGCCGAAAGCGACGTGGTAACGAGATTGTCGAAACCCGCCGCGGTGGAAGCGCCCGAGGTCGTGGTGTGCGAGTTCGAACACATCGCCACGCCTTCACTGTTGCTACCGAAGAAAGCATCAACGCTAAACGCCTGGTTGAACGGGCGTGCGGCGTCGATCTGACGGCGGCGGAACAAGGAACCGGCCAGCGCTTTGGGCTTCTGGTCGATGAGGGAGAACTGATCATCGTCGAACAGCCGACGCTGGACTTGGATGCCCATGCCGAATTCCAACGGAGTGATCAGCGTGTCGTATCCGGCGCTGACATCATCGTAGGTGATCCCGCCGTTAAACAGCGGCATTTCACCCGTGGTGCCGATGGTGGAAAAGCGCGAGGTCGGGAGCTTGTCTGTTTGAACGTCGTAGAAGTCTGAGATGCGGTCTGGTACGTCTGTGAAGCGTTCGTCAAAAATACGTTTGAAGCGCGGGTCTAGGACCTGCACGAAATTTTCTGCAATTAAAGCCACGGTATTTCTCCATAGTGGTTATGGGCGCAACCCTCGGTGGCCGATGCGCTGGCCAAATCCCTAGTTTAACGATTACGCAGCTTGTGTATCGCTATCGTGGACGTGCATACGGAGCTTGAACAAAACGAAACTGTTGCCAGAGCCGTTTAGTTCGAGATCAACAACGCTAACCTCGCCGCCAGTGCCGGAAGCGCGGATCGTGTCAGCCTCAAGGAACAGCGTGGTGGTCGAGACAAAACCGCAACCGTCAGCGCCGTCTGCGCCCGTGCCGTGAATGTTGAACGGGATGATGTGGAAAATATCGCCCACCGCAATCGCTCGCGGGAACGGCACGGTGACGGTACAACTCGCATTGGACGAATACGCGGTAATCGACCGGGACAGTCCAACGTTGTTGCCGTACACGCACCACATCGTTCCGCCGTCGATGTCATGGGTGCCGACCGCCGCGGTTAGCGCGGTGCCACCGGCAGAAGCCGAGGTATTGGTGTGACTCACCAACGCGCCGCCGTCAGCAGCGGTGCCGCTCAAGCGAGCTTTGATGAGTTGGTCAGGTCGGGTGTTGACGGTAACGATACCCTCAGTCGCGCCCTGCGTGGATGAATAAACCGCCTCGTCCTGCGCCAGTCCATAGGCGGAAACGAAAGAAGTAGCGGTGCAAGGGATGACGCCCAGCGAAGTGCCAGCGCCGCCGATCATAATAATGCCGGGGTCAACCGCTGCCGCGCCAAGTTTCAGCTTTTGAAGTCTTGCGGCCCCAACATTGCTAACGTGTCCTGCTGCATACATATTTTTAGTAGCTCCATGCCGGAAGCGCGTAGGCTTTCGCCCTGCGTTCTCGGCGTGCTGTCACCGGGTCAATGCACGTAACGGCATAAGTCGTTTCGTGAACAAACGCGGTGCCCGTTGGTCCTGTCTGCTCTTTGCAAGCGTCGCACATGCCTTCATGCTCATAGCCGCTAGTCAGACCCGAACCATCGGGAATGTAAAATTTTCGATAGTTATGTTTGCGAGGGTTGAAGTTGGAGCGGCAGAAAGTACAGAGCAGGATTAGCTTTTTAGTATCGACTAAATCGGCAATCCAGCTGGCGGGACTCTGGCTGCCATCGGTACGACGCCCAGGATGCTCATCGGACTTGGCTTTTTCTCGCCTGGTGAATCCTTCACCCATCCGGTGGTATTTAGGGACAATTACGATTGACAATTAGCCTGCCCTGCCTGCTTTACGCGCTGGTTGCAGATGGTAAGCCCATTCCTTGGCTCGTTGAGCTGGCGTGGTGTTGGTGCGGTCCCAAACGCGCTTCATTGACTCGGGTGCGTTGGCGATGTCGTCCGTCTTGCGTGGGACGTTGCCCCCCGCTGGAGTCTCGCTATGCGCCGTCGCTGCCCTGGCCTGGCGTGTCTGAGTCGCTACCTGCATACGCTGCTTAATTTTCTCCAAGGGACCGGCTACCTGCTTAATCGCCACCAACTGCGTCCTGATGTCATCGGCGTACCCGAAATCTCTCACAAGGCTTTGATACTCGGCTTTTACCTGCTTGAACTCGGGACTGGTTTGGTCCTTGGTCCATGGCAGATGAGCTATGTATTCGTTCACTTCGGTTACGGCCCGCTTGAACGGCTCTGCTGCCGCCGCCACCTGCACCGCCTGCGCTTGCAGACGTTTGGCTTTTACTTCAGCGAAATACTCGGCGGCTTGCGCCACCGTGAATTGCCCGGCATCGATAGCCGTTTGGACTTCCTCTGCCGTGTATTCCCGCTCTGCCGGTGCTGCCGGTGCCGCTGGCCGATATTCCTCTAGTGCCCTAAGCCTTTCCTCCACGCGGACCCGTTCAATACGCTCAGATTCAAGCTGCTTTTCGAGCCCTCGTCGTGCCCGGTACTCTTTCCTGGCCCTGATTTCTTGGGGGCTGGAACCGCCCGGCTCTCCTTCGTCATCCGCTGCTTCAGCGGCGATGTCAGGGATTGGCGTTTCGGGGACTTCATTGGGTTCTGGTGCTGGCTCGGTTACTGGTGCGTCTGTAGGGATCTCTGGAGTTACCTCGGGTTCGTCTGCCACTTCTTCTCACCTCGTCCGATCATAGAGCTTGGCCTGGTCGGGTTGGCCGCGCTACAGATAGGGGGTAGCGGCCCCGCGCATACAATATGCGGTTGTCTTGTTATAACGCTGTTATGTATCTGAAGTCAATGGTTTGCCCCTGCCGATCAAGGAATCGACTATCTCAAGGGCTTGCGTGTATGTTTCAAACCGTGTTTTAGAAATAGCGTACTGGCGCTTGAGTTCGTAGTGGTCATAGTCGGCGGTAATCATCCCGCCCAACAGTTCGGCTTCTAACCGCTTGGTCAGGGCCTCGGCCTGCTGGCGTAGCGGCTCGATGTGGTCGCAATAGAGCTTCCAGTTGGGATCGGCCTTGAGTTCGGTCATGGCGACCGCCACGCCGTTTATGATCGAACGTTCGATAGATTTTGGCGACGTAACTGTGTGTTTTCGTTCGTATGCCTGGTAGTCTTCGAAGGTTACACTCATATCGGCAAACTCCCATCCATCTGTTCATTCATGCCAACCGGCGTCTGTGCTTCCGGCCCTGGCGGGGTCATGTTGGACGGTACACCGCCGGGGCCTTCACCACCCCCACCCTGCTGCGGCGGGGTGCCGCCTGCGGCCTGGGCCATCATCGCCCGCTCCTGCATCTGAATTTGCATCATCTGCTTTACCTGCTCGAAATACTGCATGAAAAGCTGCGTGCTGATCGGGTCGAGCATCCTGGCGTCGGGCGTCTGGATAAACGCCACCAATTTCTCGAAGTGCATCTGCACATGCTCAAGCGGCTGGCCGATTGGCGCTTTGTGATCCATGATTGCCGTGATCGCGTCCTCGGCAGTGATCTTCGGCCCCATGAGAGCCGACATCGGACGTTTCAGGAACTCATCTGGGTCCTGGTCCTGTGACTGGACGCCTTTCCTCATCAGATGATAAATCTCGTCCACGGTAACGATGCCCGCCTGGATGGCGATAGGTGAAATGCACAGGCCGGCGATAAATTGAATCTGCTGGGCCAACATTTGCTTGTTGGTGTTGAGCATGGTCGCGGTGAATTCGAAATCCATTTGACCATCGATCTCGGTTGGGCCTATAGTCCGGTATGGACTCTCACCCTTCTCGGAATAGCCGATTACGCGAATCTCCTTCTTCTCAGGAAGATAGGCCCTGTTCAGCCTGTGGAACATCTGGTACAGGCGGCATACGGCATGGAAAAGCCTACGAAGAATTTGCTCGCTTCTTACATCTCCCTGAGCCAAGAGGCCCATGGTCGTGCCGGCAGTGCGGAAGGCGCTTGACTTCCCTGTAGGCACTCGCCCGAACATAGCGTCATTCATCATCGACAACCGCTCGCCAAACTGCTGCAAGACGGCCATCGTGTTGAGCGCGAAGCCTGAGTCTTTAGTGGGGAACTGCGGGAACGCGAGATCGGCCTGCGGGTTGTCAAGCGGGATGCCCTGCCCCGGTTGCATGTGAATTGGCTCTGGCTTAAATCCCGACGCGGCGCGGTAAGCAAACCACGGCATATTTGTAATGGTGCCCCAGTCTACATGCTGATTCATCAAGGTTTCGCTGGTGTCCTGCTGCCATTCCAGCAGCTCGGGCAGGCTCATGCCGTAGACGCGGCCAGGGATCGGGGAAAAGCTGTCATGCATGAACGGGCGCATGACGGGCAGGCCGGGGTAGACTTCGGTTAATGCGCGAGCACGAAGAACCACTTTTGATGCTCTGGCGATTGTGATGATGACATCTTCTTCCAACCCGTCGCCGTCGATGTCCATACGTCCATAGTGCTCGACGAGTTGTCGGTTGTCGTCAGTGTCGCCAGCCCAAGTAACCTCGACTCCCTCCATTTCGTCTTTTTGCTGCTTGGGCTCGTCTTCGCTACCCCCGCTGCCGACGCTGGATTTTGACACTTTGATCGTTTCAAAGTCTTTTTTCTTGGCGAGGTCATAAACTCCACTTTCTATGCGGCGTTTGATGGTGTCAAGGGAGGCGGTGCAGAATCGATTAACATATGCTGCGCCAAGTGGGTTTGATGGTCCTGGCGGCTGTAGATTCGCTGACCGCACCGGAAACACGACATCTTCGAAGTCGAGGACTTCGAAAGCGGGTCCGTTGAAGGTAACGTCATCTGAGGTGATGCACATGTCCCATCGTCCATCGTCTTTGTCATAGAATTCCACCGTGGCGGTTTTTAGCTCGCCCTCCTCCTGCTTTTTATAATCGACATCCCACGAGTAGCCTTCCTCGTCGGTCATCGTGGCGTTAAGTACACCGGGGATGTGGGTCTGGATGGCCTTTAGGGCTTGAGCAGTAATCGGCTCAACAGGATCTGGCTCCGGCAGCACTTTAATATCAACCACCGTCTGATTTTCTTTGACCCAATGGGTAAATATAAAGGCAGCTTCGTCGTCCACAAAATTACTGACAAAATCATCGAATTTCGGTTCACCGTTGTTCTCCACATAAACTTGATAGTCGAGCAGCTTGTTAATATTTTCTTCCTTGGCGTTGCCCATCTGCTGGCGGGCTTTTGCCAAAACAGTCGGGCGGGTGGACTTGATGGCGTTCTCCAGCGTGGCCTTGGTGCGCAAGGAAGCCGTCAGCATGATCGGCAGCCAGATGTTACTGGCGTCGGCCCAGGGCCAATCCTTACCCGGCAACCAGCCGCGCAGCTTGGCGTAGCGCTCCATGCGTTTGCGAATACGCTCCTCGCGGTCGTTAAGGTCTGTGTCGAGGTTTTTAAGGATTCGATTAACCTGCTCGTCCGTAACCTTGATGGATTTCTTTTTGCGCTTTTTGCGCTCGGGGATTTCGGGGGTTGGTTCGGTGTATTCAGCCATCTAATCTTTCCTCGTTAACATCATGCACAAAGCAAAACCAACCAGAACGCCCGATGACCAAAAGAGAAGTTCAAGCATCGATCAGTACGCTCCCTTGCGGCGCGTGCGTGTGCCGGAAATAAACCTTCCGGCGCCACGCAGGCCGGCGTAGGTGGGATTGGAGTTGACCATGTATTGCGCGAGGGCGGGAAAGTCGTCATTCTTTTGCGCCGGTAAGGCTTTGGGATCTTTGTTTGCCGCGGATCTTGCCGCCATGTGCTCGTCCCACACGTAGCGGTGAAACATATAGTTGGTTCTCGTGCAGGTATTGAACACAAAGAATCGGGGCTCCCTGGTGCGCGGGTCGGGCTTTAAGTACGCTGTCAACCTAGCTCGGGCCGTCTCCCGATTATCATCGGCCAGATCGCAGCGCAGGCCCACGGCGTCAAATTCGTCGCGAACGGTTCGGCCACGCTTATTGGTGACGCCCGCGGGCGATTTCGCCATGTTGGGGTCCATAAGGCGTCGTACCACGTCAATACCGAGCTTTGTTTCCAAGTCGCGGGCCTTTTGCCACACCATGTCAGGCTCCCCGTCAACCTCTAGCTCGGCCACTTGGAATATGTCGTCTGAGGGGGCGACCACGTACCACGCCATGGCGTGAGGTTTACGGGGGTGCGGGTCAAGGCAAAATATCCCAGGATAACCGTAGATGCTGCTAATAGGCTCGATATAATGGCAAAATTGGACAGTTGAGTTCCCGCCGCACTTCGCACATAACCCTTCTAGCACTAAACTAACGTTTTGACAAGTAAAACACCAAGTAGAGGCCCGATCTGAGTAAACCGGGTAGATTCTACCCGATAAGTGCATGAATTGGCCCTCTAACCTCACCGCTAACTGCTGCGCGGACAGTCCCGAGGTCACTTTGGCGATCATTTCGGGGTCTAGGATGCGATTCTTGACGGTAAAAAGCTGAAACACGTCAATATTGGGGTCGTCGCGCTTTTCCCACAG